AAAAGAAAAAAAAATTAAAAGAAGCAGTTGATTTAATTTCTTTTGCACTATTTGAAGCAAGACCAAGAACTGCAAAAGAAAAGACAAGAGAATATTATTCAAAAGAATATAGAGAACACCAATCATCTCCAAAGGCTATTAAAGAACGCGGACAGAGATGGACTGCAAGAAGAAGAGCTGCAGTTAATTCAGCAAAACGAAAACTGGGTTCAAAGGCTAAGAATAAAACAAGAGATCAATTGATCAAGATTGGTCAAGGACTTCTTAAAGGCAAAGATGTTGACCATAAGAAAGCCTTATCAAATGGTGGGTCAAATGGTAATGGAAATACAAGAGTTGTATCAAGATCATATAATAGAAGTAGGAATAACAATTAATGAAAACTTATTTTGATTTTATAAAAGAGGCACATCCGGGAGCCACAGAGTATCTTACAGATAAATTGAAGAAAAAGGATCCATCCTCAAGACCAAATCCAGAACCAAGAACTAAAGAGAGGTCTTTATCAGGAATTCCGCCACTACCAAAATTACCAAAGGCATAATCCATGAAAACTTATTTTGATTTTATAAAAGAAAGCACTAGAGCAACAATTAGAAGACATAAAGCCGGTGTTCTCACTCCAGAACAAAGAGAAAATTTCATTAAAAGACAAAAAGGTAAGATTGCTAAGATAGACAAAGAGGGTGGTCTATCTGCTCGTGCTTCTCAGATTAGAGATACAATCAAGGCAGTATCCGAATCAGCAGCATGGACACGCAAAGAAGGAAAGAATCCAGAAGGTGGACTCAATAAAAAGGGTGTTGCTGCATATAGAAGAGAAAACCCAGGATCAAAACTACAAACAGCGGTAACAACACATCCTTCTAAGCTTAAGAAGGGATCCAAAAAAGCAAAAAGAAGATTGTCTTTCTGTAGAAGAATGAAAGGTATGAAGAGAAAATTGACTTCTGCAAAGACAGCAAGAGATCCAAATTCAAGAATTAACAAATCACTTCGTAAATGGAACTGCAATTAGGAGCATATCTATAAATGAGATATAAGGATTTAAAAAGAATTATCAATACTTATCTCAAGCCAAAAGAAAACAAAGAATGCAAAGAAAAACCTAAAAAGAAGTAAATTTTATAATGAATTTTGATACTTTAAATGATGATAACTATATGATGTTTGCAATGAAGATGTATGACAATCCTCAATGCAAGAATATATCCGAGTTTCACGAGGATATGAATAGAATAAAGTATCTTAAGAGATTATTGAGAAAATATAAAACTTCTGGTCAACTTCGTGAAAGACTAATTTTAAACCATATCATTATTTTTTATAATATTTTTGATCCAATATCTGCTACAAGATTGCTTTTTAGCAGAATAGAACAGGATTTACATCCTTTTTTGAAAACTTTCATCGTTTTCCTAAATACATTGCCGGACAATATACCAGAAATAGATTTAGTTGGTATACCTATGGATAGAAGAATAATTAATAAATTAAGAGAGATATGAAAATTAATAAATTAAAAGAAAGTTTAGATCGCTGGTTCAAAGAGAAGTGGACAGCACAAGATGGAAGCGAATGCGGCTCATATGAAGGTCGTGGTCGTGTAAAGTGTCGTCCTGCTCGTAGAGTTTCTAGTAAGACTCCTCAAACATGGAGTGAAATGTCTGCTAGTCAAAAGAAAAAGGCAGTGCGTTTAAAACAAAAAGCACATAAAAAAGGTCAACAGTTTAGCAGTCACAAAACTGGTAAAACTTGGAGTGCTAAAAAGAGCAAGTATAGACCAGGAAAGCAAAAAGGATTGAAAGAAAACTATACAAGTGCTTTATCAACCTTTATTTGTGAAAAGTGGAATCCAAGAAATAAAAAAGCACATGCTGCATGTAAAGCAAGTGTTAAATCAAGATTCAAAGTTTGGCCATCTGCATATGCTTCAGCAGCAGTAGTTAGATGCTATAAGAAAAAAGTAGGAAGCAGTGACTAATGGCAAAAAAAGCAATAGATCAATTCAATGAGATTGAAAAGGATAGATTGAATGAGTACATCAAAGATGCTCTTCAATATCCTCTTCGTTTCTATACACTACTTCTACTAGCAGGTGAAAGTTCAGTTCAGGCACAGAAACTCATGTTTGATATCAAATATTCAATGATGAGAAGTGCAAATGTTGAAATACGAAGAAAATTGATGAGACTATTGAAAAAGATAATAGACATTATCACGAGCGATAGTGTAATCTATAATAGACTTCGATCACTAGCATTAAATGACAAATTAAATGCAATAAAAGAAGAATCAAAGATGTTCTTAAATTATCATGGATTTAATGAACACAATATGAATAAACCATCAAGTAGAAAAGCAGCAATGGAATTGTTGTCTATGGTTTTGGGAGAAGATGCCCAAGGAGTTGCTGGAACAGGATTAGGCACAATTGGTGGTAATTCACCATCACCAATGCAAGGAATAGATTCATATGATCCAATAATGACTCCAATGATTAGAAGATTTAAGAAGACCAAAAAGAAGAAAGGGTAAATTATGGTTTCAACAGAATTAATATCACTTATTGGTGGTGGAGCAACGGGATTCTTATTCCGTTATATGGCTCAGAAATCACAAGATCAAAAAGAAATGTTCAATCAGTTGATGGCTGCTAATAAGCAAACAACTGAGAACCAAGACAAGGCAGCACAAAGAGTTCCACTAGATGTAGGTAGAGCAGTTAGACAAATAATAGTTCTTTCGGTTCTATTTGCAACTTTCTTGGCACCATTTGTTCTTCCATTCTTTGGTATTCCTACCTTTGTCGAAGTAGATGCAAAAACTCCAGAAGGAGTGTTTGGTTTAATTCCAGAATCAACAAGAAAATTCTTTGTTGAGATAAATGGTTATCTCTTCACTTCTGAAAATCGTCAAATTCTATTAAGTATCATTGGATTCTATTTTGGATCTGCTGCTGCTTCTAACAAGTCATAAGGAGTAATCATGAAATATCTAACACTATTAGCAACACTATTTCTCTTTGCTTGTAACACAACTCCAGTTATTCTCCCAGACACTACCAAAGATAATGTCCAAATGAAAAAATTAAATTGGGAAATTACAAATGGTGGTCAACTCAGTAATAACTGGGGATGGATTCTTTGGTATTTACCAATTGTATTCTTAGTAGTTGTATGGGCATACAACCAATACCTTAAGTCAAAGTGTAAGGAAGAAGAACCTACTGACCAAGCGGGTAAGTAAGAGAATCAAATAACTTCTTACAAATGAAATACGAGTCCACGACATCTGAAACGGGACTCGTAATTTCTTTTTTATCGGGTGTAATTGTTAATCTTAATGAAGCACCAGTGTCTTGAACAAACGAATCATACATCATCTGTTTGTCTGCATTTCCTTTACCAGTTGCATATTTCTTTACTTCTGTTGGTGGCATAATGGTTAGTGGTAATCCCATTTCATATATCTTATATTTCAATAATCCTGTATTTTCTGCTATATGAAATACTCTACCACTTGCGGAATATGCGTATCCTTCCAAAGCAACATGTGAGCATCCCATTACAATTTCCAATGCCCAATCTGCTATTGTTTTGTATCTCTCTTGTTCAGAATTCCAGTCCATAAATCGCTCACCAAATACATTCCCGCTAAAAGTATTTGCATACTTTTTTATATCAGTGAGATAGTAGAATGAACAATTTTTATATGAAAAAGTATCGCCATCAAAAACACAGATGGCGGGACCGCAAAGTGAGTAATCTATTCCTGCTATTACCATGTAGGTATTTATCAGAATCCTAATAGTCTATCCGGTTTGTGTTCCTCAATAGTTTTCTTTATCCATTCTTTATGGTAGAATAGAGGAGTGGCAGACATTTCTGTGATTGTTAGATCGTGTAATCTAAATGATGAAATTACACCACATAATTTACCAGTATCTTCGAATACTGCTCCACCAGAATCACCAAACCAAACATGTGCTCCTTTTGTGGAGTTAAATTTAAATTCAAATGGATCTTCTAACACTATACCAAAGTAATAAAAGGAGCCAGGGTTACTTTTCTTTTTGATACAGTGTGAAAATCCTATTGTTGTCAATTCTTCATATCGTGTTAAATTGCTTTTATCATAGGTAATTTCTGGTAATTCAGTAATACAAGTTTTTTCTTGTAATACCAAAATACCAATATCATTTACAATATTTTCTCCAATTTTAAATCTAGGATGTAATATTTGTTCTTTTATTACATAGTCGGTTTCACCAACTCTGAAATACATCAGATTGGTTCCGTCTATACAATGTCCTGCAGTGAGTACGATAGTTTCAGTTATCTGAACTGCACTGCCCACCATAACATGATCTTTATCATATACTTGCCCCACGCAGCGATAGGGATCTTGACCCTCTTCTATTACGGTGAACCCTTCATACTCCTTTGGTTCTTTTGGAGGTGTCAGAATGTCTGCTATCGAGGGTGGGGGGGTTTGCTGTTTATCGACACCGATATTGTTGCAAGATGAACTTGTCGCAAGGATCAGACTCAAAACTGTGAGTAGTCTGCCTTTCACATAATTATTTATATAACTTTTGAAATAAAAAATAAAAAAAATCCAGTCCCGAAGGACTGGATCTTTAAATGCCCCGCTTACACGGGTGTTAGTTACATGGAGGTCGTTGCCTACATGGTTGTTGACAAGGCTGCTGTACCACAACTGGCTGAACATAACATGGAGCCATTGTGTATGGACCAACAGGTTGAACAACAGGAACCATTTGTGGTACTGGTGATGCATAGAAAGAACTGGAATAATAATAAGGATAATATCCACCAATTGGTGCAACATATCCTCCATAATACCCACCATAGTATCCACCATAATAACCGCCAGAGTATGCATAAGCACCACCATATCCACCGTATCCACCAACACCGACAGCGACTCCACCCCAACCGCCACCAACCGCAACTGCTACTTGTGCCGGAGCAACTCCGGCAAGAATCAAAGACACGATGAACATTGAAATATACTTAAACATGGTTATCTCCTTTGGTTATATTGTACCACAAATATTTATAAAGTCAAGGAACATTGTCATACAATGAAGGTTGCATTTGAACCTTATTTGTATAAATTTCTATACTAGAAATTCTAGATTCACAATCATTTATTGCTTTTGAAAATCCATAAAATCTATTATCAAATTCTGTATACATTTCACTTTGTACATTATTAATCTTATTTGTTAATTTTTCCACATCTTTTTCTAAATTAGTACGAACATCATCTATTGATCTATAGATCATATCCATCTCTCTATCTAAATCATTTCTTGCAATTTCCTTCTTCATTTGAAAAAACTTAACCATGAAGAAACCAAGTAAACCAGATACCACGACTACTACTAATGTATTACTATCCATTTTATATCTCCTTATTAACTAGTTGTTAAATCTACCAATTCACACTTATCACCACTACATGCAAAAGTTTGAGTTCCTACTGTCTGATCAACCTTTTCATATTTTGTGAGTTCACTCCAG